CACGTTCCCCACTCCCACTTTCTACTAGTGCCATCCACTCACGCATGAATGAGATAGCATCAGGTTTCTCAGTATAACTTACGCTGTTGTTAGCCAAGGCACGTTGGGGTTCGTTCTCCCACCACTTACCAGACTTAGCGTGACGCATACGGTCATCAGACAGGTTGGACAAGCTGATCATAGCTGATCGACGTACACCACCGACAACCACAACCTCACCGATCTTACACATGATGTCGTGACACTCAATGCTAGATAGCTTACGCCCTTGTGCATTCTTGAAGGTAGTGATAACAAAGTTGAACAACTCAACAAGAGGTGCTGGACCAGAGGCTCGACCACCAAAGGTCTTAAGCTTTGCACCTGCAGGACGTACTAGACCAATATCCCACTGAGGGATTTCACCAGCCCAGAGGAGTGCCAACAATTGTCTAAACGCCTTAGCCCATCCCTCCTTGCTGTCCTTCACAACGATAGTGGTCTCGCTTTGGAAGAGAGTAGGGATTTCAGGGAGCTTACTGACGTACTGCCTCTCGACACTAAAGCCAACACCAGTACCGCAGAGAAGGATGAACATAGCCTCATCGAAGGACTTAGGGTCATCTACGGGTAGGTAGCTACAGTTGTACATACAGGTGTTGTCTCTCTTAGAGGCTGGACCTGCTGTCATCATTGACCGCATAGATGGCATGACCTCTAGGCTTAGGATAGCATCTCGTATTGACTTTGTGTATGAGTCCTCACCTAATTTAGGGTAGACAATATTCTCCATGTATCGTTCTACTGTGTCTTCCCATGACTCACGTCCCTTACCATCGAAGTACTTTGCGTACCTTGATTTGTGTATGAACTCTTGGTAATCTGTTGGTAAATAGTTGTTCATCTTTTATCCCCTGAACCTCCTAGTGTGCCTCGTTTCTGTCTGTCTTCTAGTTTCTTCAAGTTATCATATGCTATGTCTGACAGATTGAAACCTAAGTCTTTAGCTAAAATAGCTAGATACCACAAGACATCACCTAGTTCTTTAGCTATGTCATCACGATCAAACTTATTGTCTCTTAGTATCTTCTTTACTTTGTTAGCTACCTCACCTGCCTCACCTACCATACCTAAAGCAGGGTATAAGATAGCACAGTTAGCTGCATAGATAGCTGTAGTCCTAGCTTTCCTTTGGTATTCATTAAGTGTCATCTCATGACTATTATAGTATTGAAAGGCTTCTATGTCTGTCTCGTTTATCATTCTTCCAGTCTTCTCCACTCTTCTATTTCTGCATCTAGATTAAAGTAATCTTCTAAGTCTATCAATCCTTCTTCTACTAGGTACTTGATGACAAAGGTATCCCTTATGTCGTTCTCTTCTAGAAGAAACTGTAGATCATAGTTCTCAGCAAGAGCAATTATTTTACTCTCTTCGTCTAGCATTGTCAAGTACCTTTCCTTTCTTTTATCCACTCAAGAGGTATTTCTTCTTTAGCCCATTTGAAACCATGCTTATCACACCAGTCAGCATATGTTGTCTTTGATCCTTTGTAAAGCTTAGAGTTAGGATTAGAGAAAACAAATCTAATGTCCAAGTCAGGGTGTTGCTCTTTTATCATCAAGTGTTTCTGCCTGTCAGATGTGATGAATCTTCCTTTAGTTTCTACTATGATTCCGTTAGCCAGTACAAAGTCAGGTGTGTAAGTTCTGTATCTCAGGTCTTGCCATCTGATTTTTATTTTCTCGTATGTGAACTTTACCTTGAGTTTCTTTAGGTACTTGGCTGTGCGTTCCTCTAGCCCTGATCTGAATCGCATTTGGGTGGTTCCCATATCTGACCCTCGAATCTACGCAACCAGAGAAGCTTGCCGTTTTCTATTACTCTGTCTTCTTCTCCACCATAACTACGCAGACAAGCCTCATACATATCAGCCTCCTCTTCGTAGTCCTCAAGTATCTTCTCAGCTTTCTTTGGACCTATACCGTACAGACCTATGATATTGTCAGCCCTGTCACCTGTGAGTATCTGGGAGTAGAAGAACCTGTTACCCTCTACTTCTGACACCTTAGAGAAAGACCTACGGTTAGGGTTGAAGTGTCTGCAAGGTAACTGCATCATGTCCTTGTCCACTGAGATAACGATGCAGTCAGGCCCGTATTGAGTAGACCAGATTCCTATTAGATCATCAGCCTCTTCACCTTCTGACACAATAGCATCCCACTGTTCTATCATGTGTTGACGTACACTTTGAAGATGCTTAGGTTTCTCTGCGTCTTTTCTGTTACCCTTGTACTCATGGGTGGTGGCTATGTCGTATCTGAAGTTACCCTTACCTGTAAGGAATACTTGGAAGTCCTCGTCACTTACTTCCCACATGACCTTGTTAAGAGAGTCCTCTAAGAGTTCATCCACTTTATCAACTGCATCCTCTACGTCATTGTCTTCACAGGAGAATGCTGCACGATAAGCAAAGGTGTCTCCATCTATCAGAACTTGTTTACTCATATCAGTTTCTTCCTTTACATAGTGCCATCCATGACACAGGGAATAGCTTGTGCATACTCCTACTAATCTGATTGGCTACCTCTTGTGTTTCCTGTTGTGTGTCAGGAGCACATCTTAGCAGACACATATCAGCAAAGGCATCAAGACTACCTGACCAGTACCATTCGGTCATGGTAGACTGTGGCAGTACCATACGTGCTTGCTCTGGGCAGATACCTTCGTTAAGCAGTTGATCATAGGCTTGCCAAGCTTTTTCGTGATAATATTCAATACCAAAATTACTCTTTACCTCACCCTCACTACCCTGCTTCTTGTCTTTAGCACGTCCTCTCCATGTCTCAGGGGCATAGAACTCAGGCTCTTCATCTACATACCTACGGCTAATCTCGTTCCAACGTAAGAACTTATGCTTGACCAACTGCCTAGCCACAAAGATAGGAGCTTTGACATGGAAACTGGCAAAGCAATGACCAAAGGGAGACATGTGTTTGTGCTCTGCCAGATACCAGATTAGTTTCTCATCCTTGTCTGTAGTGTAGGTATTGTTAGTCTTCTTACCAAAGCTAACTCTTGCAGCATTTACCACAGTGACATCACTGCCCATGTAGTCCATCATGGTTGCCTTAATCATTCTATACTGTCTTTACCTTTGTGTTTCTCTTTACGTATTGGCTTAGGTTTCTTCTTGTCAGGCACAACCCTAGGCTTGTACTTGGGTTGCCTCAAGTCCCTAGCCATTGGGTTGCGCCTGTTGTTCATCTTACCAACGATCTTCCATCTCTAGTTCTTTGTAAGGTACGTGTTCAATGATACCTACCTTCTCAAGACGGACAGAGGCAGTTGACCCCTTGCCGTAGATAGAAATCTTGACCTTGGCTTTAGTGCCATTGCCAAGTGCACCATCTTCGATGTAGTCCCAAGGTGTATTCGTTGTACCCTTGGTGACAGATGGTGCTCCACCGAAGTCATCAATACCTGATGGGTGTACATTAGGACGCTTGAGTTTCATACCCTTACGTCCACCTGCTGCATCGAATGGCTTGATCATCTTGTTACCCATTGACTCCTCAGGAAAACCTAGCTCAACCATCTTGTTAATCTCTTCGTCATCCTTAGGAACGAAGACAGTATTGAACTGGCCTGAGGTACGTTCATGGTACTCAGAGTCATCCATGTTGTCTGTGTGCAGACGGGCATAGTAGAGTTCACCCTCGAATACACCGTACTTAGTTTTAGAAGCCATCAGAATCTCCTTTGCTGGCTGTTGATCGGTTCATCATATACGTTATTACCTCTATTGTCAAGACATAAATTACAGGTAATAGTGCAAAAATTAAAGAACCTATACTCAATGTGTGTCCCTCCAAGATTTACCTATGTCAGTTGATCCAGCCAAAGGGCAGACCATGTTGAAGTTCTTACCTGCATCGACGATAGACTGACGTTGTATCTCACCTAGTAGTTCAGCATCCTTGTATGGTCCTGTCACTTCTGTCTGCCACTCATCGTGAGGCCAAGTGACTAGCTTGAAGTTAATCCATTGACGTTTAGCTTTGTATGTCCAGTCAAGTGCTGCGTGTTTCATGATCACAGCCTCACCATTCTGTAACATACCTGCCAAGGTCTTGTGCTCAGATGGTACTGGCACCTTGCGTCCATCCAATCCAATGAAGTATCCTCTCTTTGCTATGTGAGGTATGATCTTCTTCTTGAGGTTAGCTAACCCTTGGATAGACTCCATGAAGTTATCGACTGCTTGTGCTGCCCCCCAGTTTCGTGCATCCGTGTAGATCCTGGTGTT